TCTTCAAGGAAGACACCCCACATTCTAGCGGTCAAATCTACCGTGATAGAAAACGAGAGATTATGGCACAGGTTCCTGAGGGCGGATACTGGAGAGATTTACCAGATGAACTTCAGCGAGAATACATGAAGGGAAGTTATTATTTGGGAGGAGGAAAAACGGGTATTGCAAGACGCTTATCTTGGGACGAACCAAGTCTAACTCTTGTATGCTCTCCTGCACAGGGACAAACAGAGCGGTGTCATCCAAGTGAAACTCGCCCATTAACCTGCCGAGAATATGCTCGAATTCAAACTTTTCCAGATGATTGGGAATTTTATGGGTCTAAAAATAATATTTATAAACAGATAGGTAACGCAGTACCTGTAAATTTGGGTTATGCCGTGGGTTTAACAGTAGTAAAGATGCTGAATGACATTGGCACTAGGAGGGAAGATCAATGAAACATATTGTCGTATGCTTTGGAGACTTACACTGTGGTTCCACGGTAGGATTGTGCCCACCCGAAGGTGTCGAGCTTGATGATGGTGGACTGTACATGCCTAGCAGAGGCCAGGAATGGCTGTGGGATAACTGGGAAGAATCTTGGGATAAGATCAAATCGGTGAAGCGAAAGAACAGAGACGCCAAGCTACACCTAGTCTGTAATGGAGATGCTGTTGATGGGGATCATCACCGGACGACTCAAATTTTCAGCTCTGGCGAAGGTCAGCATGTTAACTGCGCGCTGGAAACTTTAAGGGTTCCGTTGGCACTCAAGCCTGACAGCATACACATCACCAGAGGAACTCCCGCTCACGTTGGCAGGGCAGGTGGACTTGAAGAGGGTATGGCCAAGGCGTTGAAAGCTCAACGATGGAATGTCATAGAAGATCCCGATACTGGAACGACATCATCCTATCAGAGAATGATTAAGTTTGGTAACCTTAGATTTGACATAAAGCACCATGGCCGAATGGGCAGAAGAGCTCATACCAAAGGCCCATACATGCGTTGGTACGCACAGGATATCTTTTTTAATTACATGATGGATGGAGAAGATCCACCTGACATAGCAATCCGCAGTCACTTCCATCAGTTCGCAGACAGTGGAAGAATACATAAGGTAAAAACACGATTGGTTGCACTACCAGCATGGCAGCTTGCAACGGAATATGTACACCGAGTTGCAGAGAGTCTCGCAGATATTGGACTTGTTTGGTTTGAAATTGATGACGATGATGATTATAATATGAAGAAGATATTATTCAAACCTGAACGTCCCACAACTGTGGAGGTATCGTGAGTATCACGGAAACAGAATTATTAGAAGAACTAGTAAAGTCTCTGAGCAATACTGGCATGGAGCCAGACGAAGGGGCCAGAACAGTACTCGAGTTGTCCGAACACCTGGATTCACCAGCCCAAGCGATACGCTCTCGCCTAAAGGCGTTGATCAGAGATGATCGAGTTGAGGTAGTAAAGGTACCCAGAAGAGGCATGACCGGAGTGGTATCAAGAAGACTTTGCTACAGGTTGAAGAATGCAACAGAAGAAGGATCATATGAAATCCAGTAGCATTGCAATAGCAGTCGGAGTAATCTTCCTTTTATTTTTTGGATTCAACTATGCGGACTCAGCCCGAACCGATGCACTGGTTGCGGAGGGCAAGGTGGAAGTCTTGGAAGCGAAGCGAGCAGAGTTGGAGAAGGAAGTTGAAGACGCTGTCCAGAATTATGAGTCACTGAAGGACAGTTTAGACCAAGTTCAGGATTCTCTAGCCGAAGTTCGAGAGCAGGCAGAAAATGACGTCCTCACGTCCTCTGTAAGCTTCGAGGAGAACCTCACTATACTACGCGATAGCCTAGAAGATCAAAGTTCCTTAGCGATGGTCTTAGACACCTTAGAATCGAATCACCTCCAAGTGGTCGAAGCATACGAGGTTCAAGTGGCTAGTCTGGTATGGGATAAGCAAATTCTGCTGACAAGGATAGATTCACTGGACTCAATATGGTCGAGAGACCAAAGAGTTAATGAAGCATTGAGGCTGGAGATTGCTGCCCTGAACGAATCATCGGATGCATGGCGCAGAGCAGCCAACCCAGGTGTCTTTAAAAAGTTACGTAGTTCTTTGCCTTATCTTATCGTGGGAGCCGGAGCAGTTATACTTACCCGCTAAACTTGTAGATCAAGTAAAGCTTGTTCTGGCTCGTCCTTCTTAAGTGTGTACCTTGCATGTGTACCCTTTACGTGTTCATCCATGTGAGTCAGGATAGGGTATCCCATGTCTCGCAAATCCTTAATACGTGCAGCCAACCGGTAGCACCCGAATAATGCCATAGCCTGGAACGCGGTGACACTCCCGAAATCTTGGATATAACGCAACACGGTATCGCACTGAGTTCCTTTTTTTGGTATAATCATTTCCCCCCCTAAGTTGTTAGTCGTTACTCGTCCTAATAATTAAAGCCTGACAGAAAGCTATGCTGTCTAGTCGATTCATATCCTCTACCCCTGGAAAGGGTATCTTCTGCTCGGGCTCTGGCTCGGGTACATGCACTGGCACCAACTCGTTGATCTCTCGAGCAACAGATTTCATTGTCACGACATGTGACATCCAAGCCACAATCCATACTGTAGCAAGTATAGCCGTCCAGTACATTATTTTTTCTAAATCAATCATCTATTCTTCCTTGTTAGCGGTAAACCAACCCCACAAAATCACTGCAAAGATAAATGTAAACGCCCATATGTATCTCATTTTAAAACCCTAAACCCTGTCTCTGCTTTCCATCGTCGTATCTTTTCCATCATACGCTCCATTTTGGAGCCTCGAACACTATTGACTTTCATATGCTCTGTGTAAAAACCTACCCCAATGTCCTTTCCTATGAGGAATTTACCAAGGGCTTCCACCCCATCTGATCGTCCACCGTGTTTGGCAATGTAGTATCGACAGAGCTTGTCATAGTGCTTACCTACTTTGTCGAGACCCTCTTGTGCCTTATCCCTAGCTTCGATGGCTTTGTGAGCCCTGAGTTGTGCCTTGACTAGATCTTCTGAAGTAGCAGCGTCTCGTTGCTCGCGCAAACGTGTGACTGCCTTCGCCAAGGATTGGCTTTCTTTGACTACCACCAGTGCGTCTTTAAGGTCTGCCTCCAGTTTGCGTACCTTGGCACAAAGTTCTTCGTTTTGCACCTCAAGTTGTGCGACCTCGCGACGAGACGACGCTTTTGCATGTTTGCCTCTCATTGTTACTACCCCTTACCTAGATACACCAAGTCATAGAGCATTCCATAAAGCTCTCTCTGACCAGCCCAGCCTGAATTTGTAGCCCGGAACTCGTTGTTATCACGATTCTCCCAGTCTACTTTATACAGCCTTCCTACGAGTGCTTCATAGCGTTCACGGCTTGACTCTAGATAGGTTGTGACAAGGGTGCCACCTAGCTTGCCTAGAGATGCTACGCCCACTGAATTTTTTAGGAAATATTTTATAGATTTAGTTGTCTGCGTACCATCTTCATCGTGATATATTACTTTTACAGATGGCTCTTCGGTCCATCCTCGCTTACATGTTTCAGACACTAGTCTCCAGTAGTCTTTAGCTAGATCCAGGGGTTCCTTACCACTACCTTCTAGACGACGTAATAATTCTACTGGAAACATGTCGGAGGTTGCACGTCTGATTGTTTCGTATGTGGGTTGTCGCTTCAAACCCTTACCAATTGATTGGCCAGTCATGTTCACTCGGTATTGTCCACCTTCGCCTGGACCCCATACGGAATCTGTATCACGACAAAGTGATGCAGCAATCTTACGGATTTTTTGTTCATAAGATACCTCAGATTTTTCTGTGATATCACATTTATTTATTTCAAACAAAGCTGTTGCTATCCGCTTCTGCTCTTTATTAATCGTGTTAAATAGTTCTACCTCTTGTTCATAGGTTAATCCAAAATAAAATAAGACTGGGATATTAGCCCTAAAGTCTGGATTGAGTGCAGTTGCGAGTTCAACACCTGCACATCTGTGCTGACCATCTGTTATGGCTGAACAATATTGGCCCCATCTGTCCAGAATGGTTTCATAATCTTGCAGTTTTATTAGATGTAGGTATCGATCTATATCTTTTTGTTCTGACAGCCGTACAGAAACCATTATGGTGGTTATCTCTTTATTTCTACCCGGGCCTTCTAGGTATTGAGCCATACTACGTACCCTTTCTGGCTCAACATTGCGTTGATATCCTTTTTTGTCTTCAGCGGTAGAAAAGGGATCAAAACTATTTTCGTGCGGAACAAACAGTAAATTCTCGACTGTCTCCTGGTCTATCACACCTAAATAGCTATGATATTCATTCACAACTGCTATGTCGTCCACTATTAAATGCTTCATGTTATCTCTTCTCCCACCATCTAGTACTCTTAGGTTTGACTAGTGGTTGTTGTTGTTGGTTATAGTCGTAGCTCTCTACCATCTCTACGAACATGTCGGTCACTGTGATCTCCCTGTTCTGCGCCTCGCGTCGTACCTTGTTCAGAAGTACTTTCTCGAGACGCAGTAGGAAGGCCTCTTTAGAAGGGGAGACCGTCATCTTCTTCCTTGGTCTCTTCCTTGGTCTCTTCCGCAGGTGCTGGCGTAGCAGAGTCACCAGTCTGTGCGAGTTCCATTCGCATGTATTGGTAAGGCTTACCACTCTCACGGCCAGTACGCTCCCAGGACGCAATCTTTACCGTCGGCATTGTTCCTGCCTTTGCTTCTTCAACCAGTGCCTTAAGGAACGGACGAGTAAACTCGATTGCCCCTGTCATACCAGGATGCTTGTTGGAAGTAGCAAACTGGTTCTTGAAAATACTAAAGTCTAACTTGGGTTGATCATCGTAATTCGGCATTACTATTTCTCCTCTTTTTCATCGTTGATTTTAAGTGCTATCTCTCCTGCCTTCTTCAACTTCTTAGTCACAGCCGCTGCCTTCTCCTGATCACCACTGGCTATGACATCCTTGATTGCCTTCTTGGTATCTCCTTCTGGGGTCCATCCCCTTTCGTGCAGATCTGTCGCAACAGCCCTTAGCTCTGCGATATGATCTACTGTGTTTTCTTTCTTGGGCTTAGACTTCTTAGGTGCTGGAGTTTCTTCCACCACCGCTACAGGCAGATCTTCACCGCTGTAGATGTAATGTCCGAGTCCCCATATGGCGAAGTTTTTCGTAAGGCAACGCATTTTAGCTGTGTTGATTGCCATAGCGTCAGGATGTGTCTGCGCCCTGTTCTTAAAATCTAGAACCGGTAGCCACATCTCCTTCGTAAGATCACCAATCATTACTGTGCAAGTGACGGATGCTGTACCCCCCTCATAATAGGCCACATCTCGCAACACGTCATTAGCGTCGGCAAAACGATGCCACCTGATCTGTAGATCAGGGTAGTGCTCCATCATAATTCCATACGCCCATGCCCAAGACAGATAGGTCAAGCCCATCTTCTCTTCGGTATGTGCGTTGACATTGATCTTGGATAATTTATCCCAGACCTGTTTGTACGTCGGTTTAGCCATCTATTTTTTCCCCTTCCATTGTGGACAAAACTCTGCGACTGAACACCATGATTCACAGCGGATGAATTTGGCACCCCCTTCTTTGATGGAGTAGCTTTCGCCAGGTTTTTGCTTGATCTGTATATAAGCGTGGGCATCTTGCAAGGTATTAAAAGACCTTGGCTTAAGCCTACCGCCTGCAACATTATAGCCACCCCTGGCCCACCTCTCCTCTGGAGTGCAGGGCAACGTGTTGTCCATCGTGTGAACCTTAACACGCTGTGCAACAAAGTTATCCTGTCTGCTGTCACTCCATACTGGTACTGAAATCGGAACTATAGGACTCTGCGGATAGTCTGCTTTGACATCGGCTCGAGACATCATCCAGTCACGGCACAAGCCTACAATCGTTAGCTTCGTAGCAGCCTTACCATTTTGCCTAAGCAACCACGCATAGATATTGAGTTGCTGTTCCCATTCAGGCTTTAGTCCTCGCTGAATTGTGTAGACAGAGGTCACCTTGTAATCGGTCATTGAGCCATCGTCCAATAAGTCGATTGCCCCCGATATGGTTACCCCATCACACTCAGCAAAAAACCGTTCCTCAGCTTGGCCTTCGCCATGCTCCTCTAGGATGTTGTGAACACCCTTACCCAGTAGTTTCCACCATTCATCACGTACATCGGTGACGATCTTATCCTCATGCTCCTTGTAGAGCCTTGCGATTTGTGGTGGCTTAAGTAATTCGGTTGCCGAAAAATCTGCTTCCCCCTTGGTGTAGGGATCACCCTCGACTGCCCGAATAAATACATCTGGCGCACCGTACTTGTTGGTTAACGCCATTACTCTACTCTCCAGACTCCTACGTGGTTCTCTTTATCGGGTATCATGCGCACGATAAACTTCTTGTCTGAGCGTTGGTTCCTCTTAGTGGCTGCCACTCGAATACGATTCTCCTCCTTAGTAGGCTGACCATTATTTTGCCTTGGACCCACATCAATTAGAGAACATTGGCCTACTTTGAGTTCTCCGAAGAATGGGTAAGTTGTACGTTCAGCCAGTTTTGGTGTTGGCAAATCATCTACGATTTCATACTCTGATACTTTCATTTTTCCTCCCAGTTATAGGACTCGGTAAATAGCGATCCCATGTGATGTTACTCTTACTGAATACTTCTTTCCTGTCTGACGAGCTAATCGTCCTGCATAAGCTCTCACACCACCTAATTTTTCTTTGACTTCCTCCTCGCTTAAGGGCAACTCTATCAAGTCACCAACATTGATTGTTTCCAGGGGCAAATCGCCCCACTTACTGCGTGGACCTGGGTTAGGAGGTGGAACTCCAACACCCTCGTAAACCCTGTATCTTTGACTGTTCAAGGTATTCTCCAGGTTAATAGTTGCCCCCACTCTCTGGGCATGTTATGCTCAAATGCCCGACAGAGGATAATTATGATAACGAAACGATCTAAATCTTGCAAGCCTATTGACGATGACCCTGCAAGCTGTATTATCAAGGGAGAGCCAGCTTCAAAGGCTAACTCAAGAAGGTTTGTTTTAATTGGTGGTAAACCTAGATTTATTAAGTCTAAAAAAGCACTAGGTTATGTTAAGTTATTTAAGTTACAGTGTCCTACTAGAAAGAATCTATTCAGTGAAGATCTATTCGTTGCTATCAAGATTTATTACGCTAGTAGAAGACCAGATTTAGATCCTAGTTTAATATTAGATCTATTACAGGATAATGTTTATGCTAATGATAGATCGGTTAAAGGTCAGTACATCGAATGGGGATTAGATAAGCATAATCCCAGAGCTTTAATTGTAGTATCTACGCTCGACAATAAAGACCTAGCTATGAGCAAGCTAGAAGAACTCGTTACCAATGAGGGGAATTTATGACGCATCAAGTTATACCCGAGATAGAAAGATTAGCGACAAGCCTTTCCGTGGGGCAGCATAAAAAACATTGCCCTATGTGCAGGGACCAACGATCAAAGAATAGAAATGACAAGTCTTTGTCCATCAAGGTTGACAGCAAAGGCGCACAGTATCAGTGTCATCATTGTGATGTCAGTGGTGGCGTCTTTACAGATTCGGAGTGGTCATTCGACAGCCAACCGGTAGCACCTAAGCCTATTAAAGCATTGCCTCCAGCTACTAACGAGGTGGCAGTTGATTATTTAAAGCGACGCATGATTGCCGATGCGATCATCGAATCTCATACGATTCCTGGCACCTACCGGTTTAATGGTAAAACTGTTCCAGCAATTGGATTTCCTTATCGCAAGGGAAAGGATGTCGTTGCCATGAAGTGGCGTTCAGCAGACACCAAGAAAATGTTTTCCCAAGAGAATGTATGCGAAGAATTTTTTAACATTGATAACTACGTTAAGGGCAATGACATTCTTATCTGTGAAGGCGAGATGGATGCCTGTGCTTGGTTGAGCTCTGGCGTTCCCGAGAATGTTACAGTTCTATCAATACCAAACGGAGCACCAGCTCGTGTTAACAATGGCAAAATTGATCCAAACGATGACAACAAATTCAAGTACATCTGGAGAGCTAAGGAACAACTAGACTCAGCTACTAGAATTATTTTAAACACTGACAATGATGATCCTGGCAATGCACTTAAAGAAGAAATCATACGACGCATAGGCAGGAATAAAGTGTGGGTCATGGACCTAGACGAACACAAGGATGCAGCCCAAGCATTAGAGAAAGAAGGTGATCAGTATCTCCTCGAGAAGTTCGAGGAAGTACAGCCTCTTCCCACCATTGGCTTGCACCGTGCAGAAGTATTCTATGATGCACTACATGATCTTTACGACAACGGCCAGATGCGAGGCGCTCGTACAGGTCTATCGTCTGTAGATAAGTTAGTTCAAGTCCCGATGGGCATGGTGTCGGTTGTTACTGGCTTTCCTTCCAGTGGAAAGAGCGACTTCATTGATCAGCTTTGTGTTAACCTCGCTGAGGACGAAGGCTACAAGACAGTGTACTGTAGCTTCGAGAAGCCACCTGAACTCCACATGATGCAACTAGCACAAAAACGTACCAAGCTTCAGTTCTTTGATGAAGATGGAACTCGTATGAATCACGAGCAACTAGACTCAGCAAAGAAATGGATCGATGACCACTTTCTTTTCATGGACTACAGGCGTGATGGACCTACTGACATAGACGGCATACTAGACATAGCTTCTACTGCTGTCATGCAGATGGGCTGTCGCATCCTGGTGATTGATCCCTACAACTACTTGACGATGCCAGTTTCCGCTAAGGAGACTGATGAGATCTCTGGGATGTTGACCCGAGTACAGCAGTGGGCCAAGTCTCACGATGCTCACGTATTCTTTATTGCTCACCCTACTAAGATCGGGGGCGATGGCCGAGGGCAGAAGATCGTACCCACTGGCAATGATGTTTCAGGTTCAGCTGCTTGGTATGCCAAGGCCGACATCGGCTGGACGCTATGGCGTGACCCAGCGAACATAGAACCCCCTGAGCTACACATCTGGAAGATCAGGTGGTCTTGGATTGGCAACCATGGTGTGTGTCCATTAAAGTTCAATCGTAGCGTAGGTGTGTGGTCAGATTATAATCCTAGTGCAGACGGTGATGACTGGGAGTTTTAGCGAAGAGATTGACTGAGTCATACAGGTAGGTTTAGGTTGATGAAGGCGAAGAAACATGTCCTCCTCTCATGTTCTCGTTTTTAAGTAAAAAAATAGGTCTGGGTATCCTCCCTTCGCCCACACCTCCCTCTGACTTAGTCAGTTGCTCGCTGGCTAGGTCAGGGGGTTTTTTATTTAGGGTTGCGATACTTTTCAATTAGTTCCCAGCATCTGTGGCCAAGGATTCTAGTGTCTTTGATTTGCACATAGTATTGTGGATATGCATCTTCGAGCAGTTTAATATCTAGCATGATGTGCGCTGCCACCCAAGCACCGAAACCTTCATGTGTAGAGGAATCAAGCAAATCGGTAGCACTGTCGTGATACGCCTGCACGAACTGATCGTATGTCAGTACAGGTAGTTTCTTGGCACGAGACTTGATGCGATCCATTGTGAGCGTACAGTACTCAAAGCCCTCACTAGTAATCATGTCTTCGGCCTTGGCACAAGCTTCCTGTTTGCTGTCGGCAACCACACTACGGTTCCATACATTTATTTCGTGTACCGTTACATCGTATATCCCGGCCATTTATCTTCCCTCCCTTATGAGTAAGTATACCTTCCGTCGTAGCCTCAACCACCAGCTACGTTTTAAACGCTCATTGCATCCAGTATGTATCATGGTTCCACATAGGATGGCTGGGTTGTCCCAGGCCTCTAGGATGGCGTTACATCTGTGTTCTAAGCATCCAAACAGATGCAGAGCACCAGACTCACTGATCAAGGCAGGTGTATGCCCTTGAAATTTAGCCCTCCTGAGTCCTTCACGTTTTAACTTTCTAGCTTCACGAGTCTTCATCATTTCTCCTTAGTTAAAGTCACCCATCGGTAAATTAGCTAATAAATCTTCAATAGCCTGTGTGCGCTCATCTTGTAAGCCTTCCTCAAGTTCAACTATCCATTTGGGAATCAACTCTCTGAGATACTGCTCATCCCTGTGACCAGGATCTTCTATGATCTCACTCTCTAAAAGTTTTTTATAGATGAGGCCCACCAGAGCTGGCTCTATTGGATGCCCTTCGTTTAGTATCATAGATAACCCTTTTAATAATAACTCATCACTAGGTGTAGTCATCCCGACGATTACAAACACACTACCTTCGCTCCAATCAGCCATAATTTCTCCCTTTAGTTCATTTCAGATGTGATATCATTTTCACCTGGTTCAGCCAACATTATACCGTTGTATGGTATTTCTATGTTGAAGATTTCCTCGATGGCTTCATACGTACCCTTGAAGTCTAAGTGCATGACGTTCATGTTATGTCGGTTACACCAGATTTGTAAGCCTCGGTCCGTCCATCCAGCTTGAGTTCGAGCGTACTCCATAGGGCTTTCCCCCTCGGGTAGTTCTTCCGCACATTTAAGACAGTGCAGATACAGTTGAACTTCATTCGGTACTTCCATCATCTCCTCCTTTAGTTATCCTTCTGGTTAAGTAGACCGTTTAAGGTCAGCGTGGTATAGGGTAGCACATGCTCTACGAATCCTATTGGTAGTCTCCTTCTTCCTGTTATGTACTTGCTAAATACACTAGTGTTATAGCCGGCCAGTCGAGCAACTTTATTTTGCAACCCATACTCCTGTCTAAAGTAGGCATGGAGGCGGAACCGTACTGCTTCTTGCATCGAAGGATCTAACACTATGTATGACAGGAAGCTTGTATCATACGCTATGGGTGAGTGAGTAAGTGATGGGATAGATTTCTTTTTCCCTCTTATCCAGAGAATAAAGAATAGTAAAATCAATCCAGGTTGCAGGAAAATAAAGATTACTAGATTGGCTAACTGGTAACCCATACCTGTCTTATCTCCAATCACTTGTATGATATGGACACAAGTCCAGTATAGCGTATCCCCAATTAAGTCTATGTAAAGTGCTTCTAACATTACTCCTCCTCGTTGATGTTTGTTACTCCTCTTCTGTCATTGTACAAAAGTCCTATAGCACTTTAGTACAATGGGATAACACTCTTCAGTTGTGCTCCGATGAACTCAGCCACATTCACTGTGACTGCATTGCCCATCATGCGATAGCGTGGGCCATCCGCCATCTCTTGTCCAGTGTCTGTCCACCTCGTCCAGTCATCCGGAAATCCTTGTAACCTCTCGCATTCTCGAGGCGTTAATCTCCGTGGTGCATTACTCGAGATATAGAAGCCAGGTTCTGCTCCTTGTCCCCCAGGTCTCGACGTTCCCGCACCACTGGAGTTGAGAGTCGGTGCTACCTGCTGATGTGTAGCTACATGGGGTGCCTGATCTCCAAGCGTGGCAGCCCCAAGTGTGGGGAATACCTCAGTGCTTGGGTTAGCCCCAGCCTTTCTTGTCAGGTTCCCAGGTTGGAAAGCAATGTAGTTCTGTTGCTTTGACCCAGGCTGGGCTGGCAATGCTCCAGCCAGTTGCCCATCACCATTCATGTACCTTACCTCATCTCTGGTGTTCTGCTGGAAGATACGTGGCACGACTAGATCGGTAGCCTCATTGTGTCGAGCTCGTAGTGGGCTACTCGCCTTCATCTCATCTTCCATCTTGTACTTGGCATAGCCAGTGCATCTGGCCACGACCAGGTCCGTATCAGCTTGCTTGGACTGGCTTGCTCTCAAGGGTGCGGCTAAGTCGTCTTCTCTGTACGATGAGAAGCCTTCTCCTCTGTACAGCGTTCTGCCACCTTCCTCATCACTACATCCAGCATCTCCGGCAGAGTTTTGCCCCTCTTCTCTGCTCTGCGCAGGATGCCACGGCAGGCTTTCGGACTCAAGTAATACTTGGGATTGACATCCGTCTCCAAGATATCCGACAATGAAGACTCTACGCCTACGTTGGGGGACTCCGAAATGTTGAGAGTCAAGTATTCTGTATTGCCACTGGTAGCCCAGTTCTTCCAACCCCCTGACGAGAACTTCCATGTCCCGTCCTTTGTTGGAGGAGAATAGACCAGGGACATTTTCGACCAGACAGTACTTGGGACGGCACTCTTCAAGAATGCGATGAAATTCGTACCAAAGCCCCGATTTTGAACCATCCAATCCTCTACGGTGTCCCGCAACTGATAGATCTTGACACGGGAACCCACCACAGATGAGATCGACTTCTTCAAGAACATCTCTTCCTGCTTCTCCATCTTTACCTCCTACTTGTTGAACATCATTATAAATTTTGACATCAGGCCAGTGCTTCCTAAGAATACTCCTGGCCTGTTTGTCATACTCAACCTGCCATACGATCTCATGTCCAGATCGCTCGAGGCCCAGGTCAAAGCCTCCAACTCCACTGAATAAGCTTCCAACTTTCATGCTACCTCCTCTGTTTAATCAAACTTCCTCTAACAGATCTCAAAGCCTCCGGATTCTCTACAGAATATTTCAAAAGCTTGGACATCCTCCACACCAAATCTGTAGTATGTTGCCATAGCGGGCATATGGCCCTGTCCATTACAGGTTACACACTCGTCCTCTCCCTCGGGGTATGGGTTTCCAGGAAATTTTTTCGAGTCTTCTATGGAGCTATCTGGCTCCCACCCAGACCCTGTACATCTAGGACATGGTCTCAAGGGTATCTCAGACAACTCCTTTCTTTCTGTCTCAAGATATTCGTCCAACCGTCCATCCTCAATGGCCCCTACCAGCATATCAGCCACTGCTACTGCCTTTTCGGCATCGATCTCGTGGCCTTCATTGAACCCCCCAGAGTGTTCGTCTTGGTCATCTAGGATGCCTTCAGCTATTACGCAAGCAAACTGCCACAGTGGTCTCCATCCCCAGACATTCCTGCGAAAGTAGGAGCCAGGGGTGGCACCCTCATATGCCTCTAGTTTCTCGAAGTACTCGTCCCTCGGACCTTTGTCCCGACTATCATACAGCACTGCATCTGTTGGACGCTCTGGTCTCTTTACCTCTCCTATCTTTGGATTCATTCCGTATAGATCAAATCCCATGATGCTACCTCCTAAGTTTAGTTAAACTTGCTCAAATTGTAGTGCATACCAACCAACTTCCTCTTGTCTTCTACGCCTCCTCTCGGTTAATGGTTTTGTTCCGTAACTTCTCCACTGTTGTTGCACCTCACAGTGCAGTAGTGGGGAACGGTACTCACGATCTCTTTGTAAATGTTCTCCATACTCCGTGAGATATTTACGATACTTTTTTATTGACATTCTATTCCTCCTCCTCGTTAAAGAAACTCTCAACTACACTAATGGTATCAGCCATTTCCGGTCTCCCACGTTGTCGGCTGATGCTGGTTCGCCTATACCCCATGTATTGGGGTGCCCATCTTCATCGACATGGACAACAACGCCCAGATCTCTGAAAGTCTTAGGCAGGAAGTCTCGATCAAATGGGCCTGAGAACAGTTCGTGGATCACATCGGCATCGATGAGTTGTCCCCACTTTTCCTGTAGCTCTTCATCGCAAGCTGGCTCTGCCCTGTATGGCCCTTGGCTCTTGACGCACTGGTATGCAGTTAGCACCTCTTCGTATGGGTGGTACTCCAGGTTCTGAAAATTATTATCACGCAAACTCATGTTACTCCTCCTCCTCGTTAAAGAAAATCTCAATGACTGGTACAGAGGATGTGATATATGGTTCAATCTTGACTCTTGTGTTGGGATGCCTGTTCTCGAACTCAGGCGTCCACTGGGAAAGCACAAACCTGTCGTCTATCTCCTGCTGTAACTCTTCCCCAATATCCTCTGCCTCCCTGGGGCTGTCAGCATAGACAGTTTGGGTTATGCGATACGTTCTGTGAATCACTATATTGAATCGATCTTTCTCACTCATACTCCCTCCTCCATTTCTCTAAGTAGTTTCTCATCTGCTCCAGTCGGAACAAATTCTCCTGCTTCCCACCTTGGGACATTTGTTGGCTCAGTCCCCAGTAGACTTGATAATTCTTCCTGGCTGAGTCCAAGACGTTCTCGCAACTTCTTTATTCTGCTAGGTCCAATGAAATCATTGTATTCACAGTACTGTTCCCACCTTCTGTCATGTAAGGCGTTGTCATATATCCTCATCCCACAGTTACAGCACCACACCTGCGTTTCAATAGATCGTTCTACTTTCTTTCCTGTCTTGTGATCAGCAAATACATGGAGATGTGTCTTGGGTTCTGCCCATATCTCGGTATCACATTGTGTACATAATTTCCCTACAGGACTTTCGCTCTCACTCATACTCCCTCCTCGTCAAACCTACGTTCAACTTCTTCCTCTACTTGTTCCTCAGTCCAGTCTGGATGTTCCTCCTCGACTGACTCTCTGAGTCCTTCAAGAATCGTGGCGTTGTCTTCATTGTCTTCTGGCTCATCAGGTGGCCCGGATGTTTTCCAATGATCATAGCCAGGAAAATCATCAATCATTATTCCTCCTATCTTTGTAGTATGGTACTGGACTCCGATCTTTTTTGTACAGGAATCTAGGACTATTATTGACGAATTCTTCAAGGGCATCCCAACAGATCTCTCTTATGGTTTTCCTCTGCCCTTTCGCCCACCGTTCCAAGACTCTAGCGACTTGCTTTTCGGAGTTACTGCCTTCCTGCTTCATAGTATTTATTTGAGAGCAGAGTTTATTTAGCTCCGTGTCGGGCAGCATCGCTACTAATTCCTCCGTCACCCTTGGGTCTTCCATCTCCTCCAGGTCTCTAAGGAAAAGCTCCAGTGGTTCTATGTCGTAGAACTTCTCGTATTCCCCACTAATATCCTTGACTATTTCCTGTGCTACTTTTTCGTACAGCTTCATACTCCCTCCTATGTTTAGTTAGACTTCACGATCCTATGCATGCCCAGTAGCCATCAGTTTTAACAAGAATCATTCCATCTTTAACGAAACTCCCAACAATACCATCCAGCACACTAATATCTTCTAATGGGCCACCGGTAAAATGAATTACTGCCCTGTCATACATTTCAAAATCAGACTCAGGAATCAGGGCTACCAACCTATCCTTCCAATGTAGCTCCTCATTGGGACGAGCTTTAGAATGAACCTGTCTCGCCAATTCCAGAAACTTATCGAAATTGTCCTTGAGTTCGTCCCTGGCCCACTGCTTAATCTCTCTTGGCTTAAAGGGTACTTCAGTTAGTTCTGTCATGCTGTCTCCTCCTCTAGCTAAATACTGGAATAGTTGGAAGGTCTTTATAGGTAGTGCTCAATGCACCAGGCCCATTACCTTCATCGTCTTGCATGGGGAATACCCATTCTCCATCTGAGAGTTGTATGGCAACAGACCTTGCGTCCCAGTCCATGCCTCTCGCCTCTTCATCAGAGATGTACCTCACCTCTTTGATGGTCTTACCGACCAGCTTATCACTGATCGCCTGAACCCACTCTTGTTCAAGATCTTTCATTACTGCACCCTCCTCTGTGTCACATCGCTGATACGATGTTCGTTAATTGGAAAATGTATATCTCTCTCAATTTTGTTTAGACTACTTCTGCACACTCCTCGGAAAGCTCTAGGTCCATGATGTGAGTAAACTCCTCCTCCATAAGCATCTTGTCGAAGGCCATTAATGCCTCGTCCTCATTTGCTGCTTCTATCTTTATCTCCCCTTCCCATGTGTACCTAACAGTAAACTCTGTCTTGCTCATACTTCCTCCTTGTTTAATTAAACTTCACTCTCCATCGAAATACTAAAGGAATATCCAGGCTCTCCATAACCCCAATCCCCTTCACAATTCTCTAATTCTGTCGCCCATTCATATGGACCACCCTCCCAACAGATACCCCATCCTGGAATAAATTCATGACCCGCCTTGTCGTTATCCTCTGGCCGTACTAGCATCACCTCGTCAGCACTCTGCCCGATATCCTCAGCATACTTACGCAATGCCTTGTGCAACGCTTTCGTTGCAGGACCAGTATGCTTGTACTTGCTAAGGTCAACGCCTAGGTCAGAGGTGAAACCGAATTCCTCAATGTAAATCTTTACGTTACTCATTCTGCCTCCTCTTGTTGTTCACCTGCTTTTTCTATCTGTCTGATCCAGTTGTTCCTACGTTGCATACCTGTCGGGTTAGAGATTTCGGATTGATATTCATCCAGTGCCTCTTCGATGTCATCCCCATCTGCTAGTATCCAACTGAAATCATCTTTCATTTTCATACTCCCTCCAAGTTTAGTTAAACTTCCTGCATGATTACGAATCCACTCTGGTCTTTCTTTGCACTACCCTTGGCTAACAGACCCACGATACATGGCTTCGGGTCTTTAAACCGGAGATCGTGTTCATCTCCATCAATCACTGGGATACCCATCCATTCCGAGGGTAGCTCGTCATTGAACACGGCAGCCACGTTCATCCCATTACTCAGGGCTGTCTCCAGGTGGTCTCCATTACACTCTGACCGACTGAAGGTGAGCGAGTAATTATCTGGCAGATCTCTCCGATTGATGATCTTGGTGTAGTCATAGAACGCTACCTCTGGAAACTTTTCCATAATCCCATGACGTTCCCACCTGATATCGCTAGTGCCATTGAGTCTGCAACATGGTTCATAACCTTTGCGATCTGCCCTTCTGACTATGGAGGTTATGTCCTTCTCGAGTAGACCGAGAAAGAGCTCACGCTCCTGGAAATACATGGTAGTTTTTCTGAGTCGTGCGTTTTGAACGCTACTCATTCTGCCTCTACCCTGGTGGTACAGACAGGCACTGGCACATCCCTCACTAGCACTTGGACACACATTCCAACCTGACTGAGTGTGTGAAGCTAGGTGAAGGATACCAGTCTCATAGCCAAGCTTCTCAGACTTAGCTGTCTTGGGGTTGCTCGCCCCTGGACTGATTAACTTCATACTCCCTCCTAGTTTAAAGTTCTCCTAAGTTTAATTAAACTCTCATCCAACTCCTCTTGCGTGTTACTAGATTCACACGCCCAACATACAATCACTAATCCCTGCCATCCCCATGGGCCACGCTCCTCTAAGTGTTGCCCACACAGATCGCAATTAACCTGACCATCTTCGTACATCATACTCCCTCCCATGGTATGAACTTGTCTGTGGATTTAGTCTCAATATCCTGAACTCTGAGTTCACCAGTGGCAGTCTCCTTGGTAACGACTTTGAAGGATACATTCGCTTGATAGCCCGTAAAATCGCTAGGCCAGATCACACCTGACTGTGGGTCATCATCGTCCCATTCAGTAGCCATAGACCACCGAGGCCCACAGCGTGGACAGTCTCCTGTTCCATCAAAGTAGACACCTACTTTTTCTGCCATCGCATTGGCTTCTTCATAGCCATCAGCTTCCACTAACACATACTTGGGGCCATTGAAGTAGCCCCCCGAATTATTCTGCCTAAAATCATACCACATAATTTACCCCCTTAGATATGGATTTGGGTGAACTTTGCATAACTTGGCACAGAGTACGAGCCATAGGGCTTGCCTGACATTGCAGCACTCCCAGGCATTGCCCTTGCATATGGTGTTGCAGAGTACTGTCATTGTCGCAAAGACAGATCCAGATTCTGCCAACATACCCTTTACTTCTCTGATGCTACTGAGCCTAATACTATCCATGCTACACCTCTCTAAGTTTAATGAAACTTCACGAGTACTTCCGAACATTCGCTATCACATCTTGGATACTATGGTATCCCCTTCGGTGTCCACCTCTAGCTGACTTGAGTGTGTACTGACCCATCACTTCGCACTCACGTTTAGCATTCTTATTCTTAGTCAACTTGGAATTATAGGATGATATCCAATTGACTTGGTGCTTAGTCCACAATCTATCTGACCATCTTTGTATGATTTTATCAGCTTCAATCTGACTTAGTTGCAATCGCCTGTTGACTGCATACAATGCCCTGGTGTAATCTTTACGTGACAGCATTCTAAGTTGTCTAGGCACTAAATTTACCTGAATCATATAGAAATTCCTCTAGATAAAGTGAGTAAGGAAACCACAAATGAACGACACTTCTGATAAGGGTAGAACCCTTACGCCCAAACAATCTGTATTTGTACAGCTAGTCAGTGAGGGTAAGAGTCTAACCGAAAGCTATAGGACTGCATATAATTCTAAGAATATGTCTGACCAGTCGATTAGAATTGAAGGATCTAAACTAGCCAAGCTACCTCACGTTGCGTCAGAGATTAACCGACTGACTGATGGACGTAAGACAAGTAAGAAAGTACAGACAAAAATCCATAAGAGTTGGATCACTGAGCGATTGAAAGCTGAGGCATTGTCTGATGAAAATCCTGCCAGCACTAGAGTACGTGCATTGGAACTACTGGGTAAATCAGCTGGCCTATTCGATGAATCGACCACACTGATTGTAGAGAACCGAACACCTCAAGACATTGAAGACGAACTACGTGACAAACTGGGTGCTATCTTTGGATATGAAGCCTAGCAAGTTTAGTTAAACTTGACTGAACTATCAGGGGTCAGGCTTCTAGCTCTGCGTAGTACTTCACATATGAAATACTTTACAGTAAAAAAGCTATAGACCTGACCCCGACTGTACTTTTAACAGTCTCTATGACGTTGATACCCTCCATTTATATTCCATGAATTCGCTATAGTAATGAACCCCACAACAGTGTGGGTTTGGCGCTGTATATGATAAGAGCTACGCCATAAGCTTACCCCCAAGTTTAGTTAAACTTCACTGACTGGCTGACTGACCGAATCGCAGCCCCGAAAAAAATTTAAAAATAAAACGAATAGTAGACCAGGGTTTGACCCCTGGCCTACTCGGTATTGCATTGTATTCCCTGTGAACGCTGACAAACTGGATATGGGCTTGCTCTAATCTATAAAACTCCTTGCTTACAAGTTTAATTAAACTTCCTGTAATTCTTCACTCCACTCAAATCCTGGTCTAATTCCGGGCTGGCCTTGATCCATTATAAGCCACCGAAATTTGTCAAGTTCTGTAGTAAGGTCACCTACTAAAACCACATCTATAGTTCTATCCATGTGATTCACATAACTAACCTTTACAGACATGGAACAACGATCATATGCGATTGTTCCAACCATACCAGTTTCATCTATCCAGTTTCTAATTTCCTTAACAAGTCCCTCATTATGACTTATTAATGGTAGATGATGATCTGAGTCTATACGAATGATTTCTAGGCATTCGCCACAGACTCTAGGATATTCCATATTACCCCCCAAGTTTAATGAAACTTCACTGACTAACTGACTAACTGACTGACTGGCAGCCCCGAAAAAAATTTAAAAAATAAAATAAAAAAGGGCCAAGGTTTGACCCTTGACCCCTTTGGTACACCCGACAAGTTGGGACAATTTTGGATTTAACTAGCTATAGCTTCCTTAGCTATTTTTGCTACTAAATCCAGAGTTGCTACGTCATCAGAATTAACAGCTTTCAAGGCCTTAATCGCACCCTGTTTAGGGGTCTCCTTAGTCATAAAAGCATAACGACTATCAAACGCTTTTGATAAAGGCCGTTGGTAACTGGCAACTATTGACTTTTGAATTTTCAGCTTTTCAGCAATTTTTTCTAGAGTAGCGATCTCTTTTCTCATTCCATCAGTTGAAAAGATTTCACCACTATCAGAAGTATAGGAAAGATTTTTTTCAGCTAGAATTAAATCAATCCTAATTGCTTTTGCTACACTAGCTAAATTCGAAAAACTGGCTGGGGTAGCTTCACCAGAATTATTTTCTGGACCATAAAGCAAAGCATTCGAAAGCTCAGCAATTTGGGATTTACTACCCAGATAAATAATTTGGGATATGGCAAGCCATGGCCCAAACATTTGAGAGAATTGATTTTTAGCAATCCTAATTTGACTAGGTAGTAAATCTTGAAAAGCATCAAGAGTCAAAGCCCGAACACTGGAAAAAATTTCCTGGAAACCCATGCCCTGAATAGCTAATTTTTGAGCTTTCTCGGGCAGGTCTAGAACGCCAGGAACTAAAACAGTAGACGAGCTTGCGTCTGTTAATTCTTTAAGACCAGAAAGAACATAAGAGATCAAAGCCAACTGCTGAGCTTTGACCTCACCAAATGACCCTGCAATCAATCCACTAAATGAATCAACAAAAGATTGGGCAGGAGCTTTTGAACCTTTAACAATATCGGCAAATTTTGCCATAATATTCCTTGGGAAAATGAAAGCCAAGTTTAATTAAACTTGGCAAGAAAAAAACAGATTCCCAACTGGTCAGGTGTCAGACGTTTACAAGTGGCTAGTCTATCCTTAGTGAGGTCACTGAAACTGCTTAACCAGGTCAAGGGATTATCCCGTCTGAATTACCCAACACAATAGCCTATATATAGGATAGGGTCAAGTGTCCCTAGGTTAGGCCTTATTGGTAAAGGGTTTTAGGGATTCCCAATTGGTGTTGGGCAGCAGGATAGCACTCTAATAAGAGCATACTCCTATGCCCTTCAGAATACCCCTAAAACTCTCCTATCAATCCAAGTTGGGGTTAGTAATGTCATTACCCCACTTAGGCCATGAATGCCCTTAGAATGGCTCTTATCATTACTAAATTAGATTCACCCCCTAGCTATTGACTTCTTACCAATAAAGGGTTGAGGGCAATTTCTTATTAGGCCTTGACAAGCTGCCGGTCATCTAGTACCCCTCGGTTATGG